GCGAATGTGGTGTAAATATGGCTGGTTCAACAGTCCAACGCAACGCGGGTCAGACGTATTGTTTTAGCGTCACCAATAGTGCCCATTCAAGCACTTTGGTTGACGATCAGACAAACGATCAGATCAACTACTGCTCATTCCTAAACACGGGCGCATCGCCCATTGCGGTGAAATTTGCGAATTATTCGCCATGCCCCGCCGCAACGTTTCCGAGTGATGGAACACCAGGGGATTATGTTTTGCCTGCGGGCATGACTTCTCCCCTTATTTTGGCAACCCCAACAACGCCCTTTTACATGACGGCGATTAGTAATAGTGGCACGGCGGGTTTGCTTTATGTAACGGCCGTTGGCGATCAAAGCTAACATGGTTGGCCCTAACAAAACTGTTGACCAAAACCTACTGCCCGTTCAGGCGTATTTTGCGGTCGATGGCACGTTTCAGACTTTCATCGGTCAGGGCCAACCTTTCACGGCCACAATAAGCCCTACTCAAAGCGGGCTAACAATCACCAATAGCACCCTAGATTCAAGCCCTATTGGGGCTACAACGCCATCTACGGGGGCTTTTACAAGCATATCCACAACAACGGGCACAATCACCACATCGCCCGCTAATTCAACCGATATTGCCAACAAATATTATGTGGATATGGTTGCCCAAGGGCTTGGCCCAAAGGCGGCTTGTCAAGTGGGCACAACCACAAACATCACGCTTTCGGGGCTACAAACCATTGATGGATACACCACATTGGCGGGTGATCGGGTTTTAGTCAAGAATCAAAGCACATCATCACAAAACGGCATCTATATCGCGTCATCAACGGCTTGGGCACGGGCGGTTGATATGGATGTGTGGGCGGAGGTTTCGGGCGCTTACACAGTGCTTTTAAACGGCGGACAAGCCGATACGGGATGGGTTTGCACGGCATCACAAACGGGCACAATCGGTGTCACGGCCATGCCTTGGGTGCAATTTAGCGGATCGGCAACGTATTATGCGGGCACGGGGCTAACGCTATCATCCAATACATTTAGCATCACCAACACGGGTGTCACGGCCGCAAGCTATGGATCGGCAAGCCAAACAGTCACTTTTGTGATCAACGCCCAAGGCCAAATCACAAGCGCAACATCACAGAATATTGCTATTGCGGCATCACAAATCACAAGTGGCACGATTTCATCTAGCCTTGTAAGCGGGTCTTACACGGGAATCACGGGTGTTGGCACGCTAACGGCGGGCACTTGGAATGCAAGCACCATAGCGGTGGCCTATGGGGGCACGGGCGCAACAACGCTAACGGGGTATGTTTACGGCAACGGCACGGGTGCTATGACGGCCGCAACAACGATTCCAACAACCGCGCTTAGTGGCACGATTACTAACGCACAATTGGCCAATTCCACAATTTCGGGCGTGGCTTTGGGTGGAAATCTATTTGCTTTAACGATTGGATCAAATCTAAGCGGCACAAGCTATAACGGATCAAGTGCGGTGACGATCACCAATACCGCGCCTATGGTTTATCCCGCATCGGGAATACCCAATTCAACGGGATCGGCGTGGGGATCATCTTATTCAACAAGTGGATCGGGATCGGTTTTAGCATTGGCAACGGGCGCAAGCCTAGCAAACCCCACGATTTCTAATTACGCCACTTTAACGCCCCAATCATCTTTGCCAAGTTACGCACAGGGCGAATTGTTTTATGACCAAGCGCAAGATGCCTTGGCTTACTACAACGGCGTAACGAATAATGAATTGCACATTGGGCAAGAAATTCAATTAAAGGTTTACAACAACACGGGATCAACGATCAATGTTGGCCAACCCGTTTACATCACTAGCACATCTAGCGGATTTATTTATCCTTGCGTGGCTTTGGCCATTGCTAATAGCCTAACCACGGCCAACGTGATTGGATTGGCAAATCAGGCTATTCCAACGGGCACGGCGGGCTATGTGACCACGATTGGGGTTGTATCGGGTGTTAACACGGGCACTTATACAGTTGGTGATACGCTTTATTTATCGCCTTATTCGGCGGGCTATTATCAAAACACCATACCGCCCACGGGCTATGCCGTCAAAATCGGCACAGTTTCTTATGTAAATTCTAGTGGTCAAATCTACGTCAACAAAAGCAATTTGTCGGTTCAAGCGGGCAATATCGTTGGCCAAGTGGCTATAACGAATGGCGGCACAAACGGCACGGCAACACCCACGGCGGGCGCGGTTGCTTATGGCACGGGCACGGCTTATGGATTCACAGCGGCGGGCACAAGTGGCCAAGTCTTACAATCCAATGGATCAAGTGCGCCTAGTTGGGTGTCACCAACGGCCTACGCAACAGTCACCGATGACACCACAACAAACGGCACGCGATACCCATTATTTGCCAACCAAACGGCGGGTAATTTAAGCACCGAATACACATCTAGCACCAAGCTACAATTTAATCCTAGCACGGGCGTATTTACGGCCACACAATTTAGCGGATCGGGTGCGGGGTTAACATCTATTCCCAATTCGGCACTTAATAATTCTAGTGTGACAGTTGGGACAACGGCTATTTCGTTGGGATCATCGGCCACAACGATTGCGGGGCTTGTATCGGTTACTAGCACCACATTTGTGGGCGCTTTAACGGGAAATGCAAGTAGCGCAACTACGGCAACCACGGCCACAAATGCAACGAATATAGCGATCACGGATAACACAAGCACCAACGCAACGTATTATCCCGTGTTTGTAAGCAATTCAAGCGGAAATAATCCCGCCACAACATCATCAACAAAGTTAAAATATAACCCATCCACGGGTGCGTTGTATGTTTCCGCAATTTATATTGCGCCATAAGGGGAAATCATGGGAAATCTAGTCTTTCAAGCGGCATCAGGCGGTCAAGTGGCCGTTAGTGGCCCAAACACCGCATCTAGTTTTACGATTGCCGTTCCCGCCGTTTCTGGCACTTTTGTCACAACGGGTGACACGGGCACAGTTACGACAACCATGTTGGCAAGCACCACAGGATCGGGTGCGGTTGTATTGGCCACAAGCCCCACATTGGTGACACCGGCATTAGGAACGCCATCTAGCGTTACTTTGACAAACGCAACAGGATTGCCTATATCAACAGGATTAAGTGGCTTAACAACGAATGGCGTAGCATACGCTACAAGTACAAGTGCTTTGGCTACTGGGTCTGCGCTGACGTTTAATGGAACTAATTTAGGTATAGGTACAAGTAGTCCTAGTAATTACCTTTCAGTTATAACAGCATCATCAAATACAAATGTAGTTAATTTTGGAGGACTTGCTTATTCAGGAAACCCACGAGGTTTAACAATAGGAACATTTCAAAGCAATGGCGGAGATGACTGTGGCGTATCTTTCAATGCCGCTGTAAGTAGTACAGGATATGGTTCATTCAAATTTAACGCTGGTTCAACAACACTAATGACAATAGACCCTAGTGGTAACTTGTTAGTGGGGACTACAAGCGGGCCATCAACAGTTAGACTTTATGTTTTGTCCTCATCTTCTGATAGCACAGGATATATCAGAAATTCAAATGCAACTCCTTATGGACTTGGTTTTAAATATACAACAGCAACACCAAACAATACGGGTTCTGAATTTATATATTGCGAAGACAATACAGCAGTAAGAATGTCTGTTCGTTCTAATGGTGGTATTGCAAACTATGCGGCAAATAACGTAATTCTTTCTGACCGCAGAGAAAAAACCAATTTTTCACCTGCTAATGATTATCTTGCAAAAATCTGCGCTATTCCCGTTCAGACATTTAATTACATTGACCAAAACCTTGAACAAGATGGCGGTTTAACATTAGGTGTTGTTGCTCAAGATGTGCAAGTGGTCGCTCCCGAATTGGTAACAGAAAGCAATTGGGGAAATAAAGAATCACCAAAGATGCGTTTAGAAATCTACCAAACTGATTTGCAATATGCTTTGATGAAATGTATTCAAGAATTATCAGCAGAAGTTAACGCACTTAAAGCAAAACTAGGAGTTTAAACATGGCAAACACTTACACATGGTTAGTAGAAGCAATTGATTGCTACCCCACATACGAATCACAAACAGACGTAGCATTCACCATTCATTGGAGATGCAATGCTACTGATGGCACATACAACGCCACTATATACTCAACTTGCCCAGTGACTTATACGGCAGGTGCGCCATTCACCCCATATGCCCAATTAACACAATCACAGGTTTTGGGTTGGATTTGGGGCGCGGGTGTATCAGAAACAGGCACACAGACCGCATTGGATGGCATGATTAACGCACAGATCAATCCTACTGTGGTGACACCTAAATTGCCTTGGGTTGCATAATGGATTGGAAAATCTTAGAGGTTGAGCATAAGGATGGGCAGATCACATCGGCCAAATACTACGTTTCCAACGGCAAAGTAGATACCGAGGGTAATTGGTATTTCACCGAAAAGGGTGATATTCCTTATGATCAAGTGACGGAGCAAAACGTGATTGATTGGATCAAATCGGCATCTATGCTTGATGGAAAGAACATAATAGAATCACGGCTAGAGGAACAATCCAACCAACCCGTGAAAGCCGTTCCTCCTTGGCTTCCACAAACCTTTA